CTTCCAAAGGCTAAAGGTAAGAAAAAAGAAAGATACTTGAACGAAGTCATCACTTACCACGTTAACAAAGCAAAATGGAAAGCAGCAACAGCCTATTGTAAAAACAAAGGTTGGGTATTTAAAATTATGACGGAGGTTGAGATTCAACCATGAGTATATCATCAAGTATGTTTAAAAAGCTGGATAATGATCTGGATAATGAAAACAGAAATAAGCGAGGCGCTTACAGCGTACTTTCTTTTCCACAAGACATTGATATCAATGGAACACGAAATGTCATGTTCATAAACATTAATGTCGTTGAAGGATCAAAACAATACATTGGAAAGAAGTATAAGCTTGTCGATGGAGATAAGCCAGTCTATCAACAATCAACGTCCGGTAGTCTTGCCCGTAAGATGGTAGGTTCAACAAGGCGCATTGATAAAAGCATAGCATTGTATATTCCCAATAACATTCAAACCGCCTATGGTTCAGATTGGAATACAAGCAATCTAGAGAGTGTTGGTAGTGTCTTTGATGCAGCTACAAGCATTGGTGACTTGTCTGATGTTCAGTCATGGAAATCGATGTGGGAAGCTGCAAAGACTGTTGCACCAGATGCTTTGTTAAACACACTTGCAGGTGCGACACAAACACTTACCGGTGTCAACACAAAAGACGCAAAGCAAGCATATACAAGAAGCATATCTAACCCCTATACAGAGGTTATCTTTAACGGGGTACAGAACAGGTCATTCAGCTTCACCTTTAAATTTATCCCAAAATCAGAAGAAGAACAAAAGATTATCAAAAATATTATTGATCTTTTGAAATTTCATCGCGCACCAGAAATTAAGTACGGAAATGTCAATAATTACATGAAATTCCCATCGGAATTTGATATTTCTTTTTTAAACAAAGGAACAGAAAACGAATTTCTTTTTAAAGTGTCTACCTGTGCATTAACAAACATGAGCGTATCATACGGGGGTGATAATACTTTTTCAACATACACAGATGGTTCGCCATTCTTTACAGAACTAACGCTTGAATTTTTTGAGTTGGAATCACTGCACAAAGAACGTCATGGGGAAGGGTTTTAAGATGGCTTATTTTAAAAAGTTTCCGATTATACTGAATTATTTGATGGGTGGTAATTCTTACACAGTGGTTGATGTTGCAAAGCGATCCTTTTACATCAATCCACTTTTTAAAAACCCTAGTTATTATATTGAGTATGATTTAAAAGAAGGTGATACTCCTGTTATACTGGCTGATAAGCTTTATGATGATGTGGAATTAGCATGGGTGATTCTCCACTTCAACGAGATTGTTGATTATTATAATGAATGGCCCATGGAACAAGAATCACTCGTTCAGTATATTGTAAATACTTATGACGATCCGTATGCAAGACACCACAGTGTAAGTATCCAGACAGGGAATTTTGTTCAGGTTGAACACCCTGCTTATGACAGATTGGATGTTAGCAATTACGAATATGAAACAGAAATGAACGATGAAAAAAGAAGTATTCGTTTGATTCGAACAGACTATATTGGTGATTATGTCAATATGCATGATGAGGAAGCTGAAAGGCTATGAAGTATACACAAAATGGTTCGTATGTTCTTAAAAAGTTGGAACTACAATTTGATGATGGGGTTGCTCATAACCTGATACCATTGTTCATGGATGTTTCTATTTATGAATCCATGTTCAGTGTTGGTATGTCTGGAAATATCACAATCATGGATACCAATTCAATTTACAATGAAAACTTTCTAGGGAACGGCGAACGTGTTGAGATTGTTTTTGAAACATCTGGAACCAACAAAGAAATTTCAGTCAGTGGAATTGTGTATAAGTGTTCACCACCAACACGCATTAACGAACACACATCGGGATTGCTTTTAAATTTTTGTTCAGATGAAATTATTAACAATTCAAGAACACGAGTCACCAAATCATATAATGATGTGTGTTCGAATATTGTCAAGTATCTTCATGAAAAGATTTCGACTAAGAAATTGATAAGCGTAGAAACAAAAGAAATCAATCATTTTGTAGGGGCTAATCAAAACCCGATTCAGGTCATTGCTAATTTGTCGCGCCGTTCCATGTCAGTTAACAATGAAGGCGGGTATCTTTACTTTGAGAACAATCAACAATTTTGTTATTTGCCTATTGAATATTTGTACAAGCAAGAACCAATCACACAGTACAAATATAAGACAGCCAACATTTATGATGATGTTTCAAAAAAAGAAGAAGAATCATTTTCAGCCATTCAAGATTATTCTATTATTGATGTTCCTGATTTCATGCAACAGATTGATGACGGTGTGTTGGGGTCAAGTAGTACAAACCTAAATTTGCTTGAAAAAAGCTTCTACAAAAGTGAATATGACAATATAAGCCAGTTTAACAAAACAAATTCGCTGGCAAAGACTCCAAACCTTAATAATGAGCTTGTAAATAACAAGAACACAGACAAACTTTATACCTATGTTGATGATTTTCAGAAACCTTTTCAGAACTTTAGGTTAAAAAATATCAACACGATTTTAAACACACAGAGATATGCGGCAAGAATAACCGTGTTTGGTGATACAAACAACGTGTGTGGAAGCATTATTATTTGTGCTTTGCCAGTGTGGGGTACAGAAGCTAACAAAGGAAAAATCCCAGACCCGTATTCTGGTAAGTTTCTTGTAGCTGAAATAAAACATACACTAAAAAGAACTCAATACACACAAACTATGAAATTAGTTAAAGACGCATTTGAGGTTGGTAAATGATAGGAACGCCGTTTATTCCATTCTGGGGCTTTGTAGAGGACGTGAGTGACCCAGAAAAATTAGGTAGGGTTCGGGTCAGGGTTGTCAGTTATCACTCTGAAAACCCTTCTGAGCTACCCACAACGCAGTTGAAGTGGTTTATGTGTGTGATTAACAATTCAGAATCACAAGACGGTATTGGTACAAACCCAAAATACAATGTTGGTTCGATGGTGTTTGGTTATTTCATTGATCAGACATTACAAAACGGAATGATTATTGGTTCGTTGAACGGTATGCCTAATGGCGTGAACGATATCAACAAGCTTGCCAGAAATGAAGACATTGATCAGACTATCATTAAAGAAAAGCGTGATAACACAATAAAAGCTGTTGAAATTGTAGGTGGTGGGTCATGGACAGAACCACAAACACCTTACAACACAACTTATCCTAATAACAAGGTAACAGAGTCCAACAGTGGTCATGTGACTGAGTGTGACGATACTGAGGGGGCAGAACGGTTGCATGTATACCATCGGTCAGGGTCTTTCTATGAACTGCATCCAGATGGCTCACAAGTGGTCAGGATCGTAAAAGATAACTACAGCATCACAGCAGGGGATAATTTTCTCTATGTAGATGGTGATATCAACATGAGCGTAAGCGGAAATCTTAATCAACACATTGCGGGTGATCATAATATTCAGGTTGATGGAAACAAAACAGAAGTAGTTCTTGGTGACTTGAAACAAAACATTGGTAAATCCCTTACAAGTCTTGCAGGTGGTGGAATAGGGTTGGATGCTTCCACAATAGACTTTAACAGTGGTGTGGCAAGCGGAAATGGTTCTATTCCTATTATTCTTCCATCCGAGTACAGCTTAGAATCAGCAGGTGCTGTTATAAAGAAAGCGGGTAGGTTTGCGGCATTAGACGAACCAGCAGAAATTGGTTCAACACCAGCAAATTTCCCAGAAGACACAGCACCTTCTTCGTTTGATGGGTCAGTTAAAAAAGAAGGCGTAGCACAGGGACAACAAAAAACAGTTGAGCTTTTGTTATGCTCTACAGATATTGGTGGCGAGATTACAGCGTCACAAAAATTAGCAGATACTCAGTTTACTATTGGACAGTTATCAAGTGATGCATTGTTTGCCCATACCATACGGGATCAAGCCGGACTCACTAAGCAAGTCATTGTGTGTAATTTGGAAGCATTGGCTGTGAACATATTACAACCTCTATATGATAAATTTGGCAAATTCAGAATCAACAGTGGATTTAGAATTGGTTCAGGAAGATCACAACACGAACTTGGTCAAGCCGTAGATATTCAGGAACCTTCATGGAGTTATGAAAAATACCTAGAAGTTGCTGGATGGATTACTGAGAACTTGAGTCCAGATTCTGTGATTCTTGAACACGGAAATGGAATTTGGTTGCATATTGCATATAATGGAACTTCCAAAACACAAAGAGGAAAAGTTTTAACAATGATCAATGGCAATTATCAACAGGGATTGAAAATTTATTATGTTTGAATATGAGTGGTCACACATAGCACAAATAGCAACCATTGATTCTGGTGATTCTATTTCATTCACAATCTTTGTAGAACGTATTGAATTTGATACTATTACAGAGTTAGAAACTCGAACCAAGTTAGATGTTACCTATGAACCAATCATAAACGAACCACAAAGACTTGAAGAGCTTCCAGAAACAGTAGCTGTAGCTGTAGCTGATGATGGAGTAGAAGTTATTATGTCAGGGATTGTAGATGCTCAGGCTTACTTTACTGACATGGCATATTCTGTTGATGGTAATTCAAGGACGGTGCAGAACATTTCTGATATACCAAGCGGTGCCAAAGTTCATAAGCTAATACCTAGCAGTGAAGAGTATAAATACTATATGTGGAAGGTCTTTGCCAATGACGCAGAAGACGATGATTTTTTGGTTGAGCGAACATTCACATTGAAAGCCCGAATTACATGGGATGCAGCAAACAAAACAATCAAGAAACTGGCAAGCGAGATAGTATGACATTACCTGTAGCACAATTTGGTGGTTTATGCTCAGGCCACCAAACTTTTCCACCTAGACCAAACGCAGAGGCCAGTTCTGATGTGTTTGCAAACGGTATTGGTATTCAGCGGTTTGGTGATGCTTATAGTGGACATTGTTCGCCAAAAGGGAACTGTCATGTTTCATCATTGTCAAGTGGTTCTTCGTCTGTTTTTGTTAACGGAAAACCCATGGGCAGAATTGGTGATTCAATCGGATGTGGTTCAGTGGTGGCAGAAGGCTCACAAAATGTTTTTGCAGGATAATAATAATGATTTTTAAAAGCTCACGAAAAGATATTGATCTCTCGTTTACTGTTCATCCACTAACAGGCGATCTGGCTACCAAGTCTGGTGTGGCTGCAATCAATCAGTCGCTTCGAAACATCGTACTCACTAATTTTTACGAACGTGGGTATTTTGTAGAGTATGGAACGAACGTAAAATCTTCTTTGTTTGAAAATAATGTAGGTGATGTATTTTTTCAGGGTATTCGACAAAACGTTATTCG